AAAAAGTCAACAAACCATTTGCGAGAAAGATACAAATACTTACAGTCGGTGAACAAAGAGCAAAAGTGATGGGTAAAACTCAAGTTGCAAATATATTTAAAAAAGGTAAAAATGATATTAGAAATAAAAGGAGCAAGGCATGACATCCGTGGTTAAAACTGGACCCAAACCATCAAAACCAAAAGTTACTTATTTTAAAAAAGGGGGAGCTGCAAAAAGCAAAGGAAGTAAAATTTGTCCTGCAGGTAAAGCGTGGGCTAAAAGAACTTTTGATACTTATCCATCTGCTTATGCTAACATGGCGGCATCCAAATATTGTAAAGACCCTAACTATGCAAAAGGGGCAAAAGGTAAAAAGTAATGGGCGCACTTAAAGATTGGGTAAAACAAGACTGGGTTCGCATTGGAACGGACGGTAAAATTAAAGGTAAATGTGGCACTTCTAAAGATAAAAAAAACCCAGATAGATGTTTACCGAGGTCAAAAGCACAAAGTTTGACAAAAGCACAAAGAGCTTCAACTGCAAAAAAGAAAAAAAGAGCTGGGGCAAAGGGAAAAACTGTTGTAAGTAATACTCCCGCTGCTAAAGTAAGAAAGTTAGGCGGGGGCGGTGTTGTAGCTAAAGGTTGCGGCGCTGTTATGTCGGACAGAAGAAAGAAAACAAAAGGTTCAGTAAGTCGTACATAATAAAAGGAGGTACAAATGGCTATGAAGAAAAAAAATTTTGCAAAAAAAATGACCAAAGGCGGAACCGTAAAAAAAATGCGTGGTGGCGGTGCTGCTGGTATGAAGAAAAAAGGTTACGCTAAAGGCGGAGCTGTTAAGAAGATGAGGGGCGGCGGCATGGCTAAAAAAGGTTATGCCAAAGGTGGTGCTATTAAAAAAATGAGAAGAGGCGGTAGAGCTTAATAAATGCCTTATCTTCAAAGTAACATCCCGCATTTTAAATGTTGGGTGAGAAGAGAATATACGCACAACCATGAAAAATATCATGGAGAGTTTCTTCACGCTATGGCAATCACAGTAAACACTGTCCCAGACAGGTGTTTAAGTTTTCAAATGATATTTACAGGATGTGAATCTGATTTTGACGAAAGTCAAAATATCAATGGAGGAGCAATGTGGGCTCGTATGCCTATTACAGCTCTTGTTGCGGACACTCCTTTGAACGAATGGCCGGAACCTATGCCCGTACATTTGGTTCAACCGTGGGACTGTAGCTCTCATTTTCACTCAGTTATTAAAATAGATAGAGTTAGCTCAAGCCCGTGGAAATGTAAGATTGATGGTGAATTTTATACTGGTAAATACCTTTTTACTGTTGACTATACCGAGTCTGACATAGCAGATGATCCAGCTCAACACAAACAAAGTCATGTTTTAGAGTTAACTGATGCTGGTAAATGGACTGGAAATATAGTAGCATTACCTAATAATAGGGTGAGGGCAACTAGTCCTGCTTTATGGGAGACTGGGGAAGGGGCTCCTGATTTTAAGCCTAGCCAGTGGATTCATAACGCAGAGTGTGATAATAGTTATATGGACCCTGCTGTGACGTTTAATAATTTGTATAAGGAGTAATCATGGCAACTTCAAGCTCAACCGACTTTGAATTAGACGTAGCTGATTATATAGAGGAGGCGTATGAACGGTGTGGCTTACAGAGTCGAACTGGTTATGATTTACGAACTGCTAAAAGATCATTAAATTTAATGTTATCTGAGTGGGCTAATCGTGGGTTAAATCAATGGACGATTGAACAACGAACACAAACCGTGACAGAAAATGATACAGAATACAGTTTAGGCACAGATGTTATAGACATATTATCCGCGGCGGTAAGGCGCAGCAGTGTTGATTTTAGTTTAAGTCGTATTAGTAGAGATAGCTATTTATCTATTGCTAACAAAACGACAACAGGTAGACCAACACAATTTTTTTTAGATAGACAAATAACTCCAAACTTAAAAATTTGGCCTGCACCTGAAAACAGCACAGACGTTATACATTATGACGCTTTGACTAGGATACAAGACGCAGACGCAGCGACAAATACTTTAGAAGTTCCTTTTCGGTTTTATCCTTGTCTTACAGCAGGATTAGCTTATTATTTATCATTAAAAAAAGCACCAGAGAGGGTTCAAATGTTGAAAGTAATTTATGAAGAAGAATTTGAACGAGCTATGGGCGAAGACAGAGACAGGTCTAGCTTTACGGTTACGCCTCAATATGCGTATTTTAGGAGTAATTAGTGGCACGGTTTGCAACAGGTAAATACTCTTACGGCATCTCAGATAGGTCTGGTATGAGATATAGATTAAATGAAATGAAACTTGAGTGGAATGGTTCTTTAGTAGGCCCGGATGAATTTGAACGTAAGCATCCGCAATTAGGTCCTTTTCAAGTTCCTGTTGATGGACAAGCTGTTAAAAACGCAAGACCCGCTCGAACTGAAAACGATATTGAAAGAAAACTTAATCCAGACCCTTACTTGTCCAGTGGCTCTGGTTCTGCTGTTTTGACGGTGACAGAGGTAAGTCATGGAAGAACCACAGGTGATACGGTAAGATTTAAGAAAGCTAAGGGGTTTGATGGCTTTTCCTCTAGTGTTTTAAATAAAGATGAGGGCTATTCCATTACAGTTGTAACTTCTGACACATATACTTTTACAGCGAGTAGTGGAACTGCTACAGTAGGAAATATTTTTGGCGGTGGTAATGATGCTACAGCAGGACCAGTCACGGTGACACCATGAGTTTTACATTAGCGACATTAAAAACAGCAATTCAAGATTATACAGATAATAGTGAATCAACTTTTGTTACACATCTGCCAGACTTTATAAAAGCCGCAGAAGAAAAAATTTTTAAATCTGTAGATTTGGATATTTTTAGAAAAAATGTAACAAGCACCCTAACCACCTCAGATGAATTTGTTAATGTTCCTGATGATTATTTGGCGTCTTTTTCTTTTCAAATAACTACATCTGGTTCAGAAAGTTTTTTACTACAAAAAGATGTTAATTATTTAAGGGAGCACACTCCGTCAGCTAGCACTACGGGTTTACCTAAATATTATGCTCGTTTTAGTGAAGATCATTTTATAGTAGCACCTACTCCAAATAGTGCTTATACCGTGCAGCTAAATTATTATTTTAGACCGACTAGTTTAACCGCAGGATCAGACAGCGGCACTACTTGGATTAGCACAAACGCACCTTTTGCTTTATTATACGGGTCATTACTAGAGGCTTATGTTTTTATGAAAGGTGAGCCTGATATAATTAAAAACTATACCGATTTATATTTACAATATATGGAAAGATTAAAAGATTTAGGAGAAGCAAGAGAAAACACAGATGGTTATAGAGTTGGTTTACCATCAAGACCGAGGACATAAAATATGGCATTAGCGTTAAAAGATAGAGTTAAAGAAACAACTGCAACAACAGGTACTGGCACTTATACCTTAGCTGGGGCAGAAACTGGGTTTGAAGCTTTCTCTTCTGTAGGAGATGGTAATACAACTTATTATTGTTGTACGGATGGTGTGGATTTTGAAATAGGTATTGGAACATATACTTTATCTGGAACAACTTTAGCAAGAACTACAATACTACAATCCTCTAACAGTGATTCTGCTGTAAATTGGGGAACTGGATCAAAAACAATATTTTGTACACAACCTGCGGATAAAGCTGCTTTCCTTGATGCTTCTAATCAACTTGTTATCAATGGAACTTCTGTCACCTCTACTGCCGCAGAATTAAATATATTAGATGGCAAAAGTTTTGTAGATGAAGATGACATGGCTTCAAATAGTGCAACAGGCATACCATCACAGCAATCTGTAAAGGCATACGTTGACACTCAATTAACTGCTGAAGATTTAGATGTTACTTCTGATAGTGGAACGATTGCTATTGATTTAGATAGTGAGACTTTAACGATAGCAGGTGGTGAAGGCATAGATACTTCAGCAACCTCTAATACAGTTACGATAGCAGGAGAGGACGCTACAACCGCTAATAAAGGTGTGGCTTCATTTAGTTCAGATAATTTTGCAGTATCGAGTGGTGCAGTAACAATTAAAGATGGTGGTGTTGCATTAGCAGAAATAGCTGATCAAGCTGCCAACACAGTATTAGTAAGAGACGCTAATAGCTCTGGTGCTGTTTCTGCAAAGGCAGTCGCAGACACACAAATATTAATAGGTGACGGAACTGGCTTTACTGTCGCTGCATTATCGGGTGATGTAACCATGACAAATGGTGGCGCTGTTACAATAGCCAATGATGCAGTAGAACAAGCTATGATAGCCGATGATGCAGTAGGTGCAGATCAGTTGGCATCAAATGCAGTTGTAGACGCAAGTGTAGCGTCAGGAGCGGCAATATCAGTATCTAAAACTGCTTTAACAGCAGGAACGGGTGTTAGTTTGTCTACAAACACTTTAAATGTAGATGCGGCTCAAACTGGTATTACTTCTTTATTAGCCACCGATATAAAGATTGGTGAAGATGATGA